GCTAATCCGCAGGCATTGGTAAGTGCGCCTACTGGATCGGGAAAGACTATTATCACAGCAGCACTGAGCAAAAACATCGAGCAGTATGGCCGCAGTATCGTAATTGTGCCCAGTAAAACACTGGTACAGCAAACTGAAGAAGATTACAGGTTGTGTGGGCTAGACGTTGGTGTGCTGTATGGTGATAGAAAAGAGTATGATAAAACACATACCATTTGCACTTGGCAAAGTCTCAACGCTATTTTCAAACGCACCAAAGCACACGAAGCTGTAGTACCCATTGATGAGTTTTTGTCGGGTGTCACTGGTGTTATAGTTGACGAGTGCCATGGAATTCGAGGTGACGCACTAAAAGGCTTGCTAACTGGCCCTATGGCTGGTATTCCTATTCGCTGGGGACTAACTGGTACTATTCCCAAAGAGGACTTTGAGTTTTTTGCGCTAAAGATCAGCATTGGCTCAGTAGTAGACTCGCTAACAGCACATGAACTGCAAGAGCAAGGCGTACTAGCCAACTGCCATGTACACATCAAACAGTTACAGGACTATAGAGAATTTAGAGACTACCAAAGCGAACTCAAGTACTTGGTAACTGACCAATCTAGATTGGAATTCTTAGCCAAGTTTATCGAATCATTACGCGACACAGGCAACACACTGGTACTGGTAGATCGCATTGCCTGCGGTGAAGAATTAGCCAAGTTGATTCCCAATAGTTCGTTTATCAGTGGTGGTACCAAAGGCACTGAACGTAAAGCTGAATATGCTGACATTCATGTCAGCGATGACAAGATACTGATATCCACATTTGGACTAACCAGTACAGGTGTTAACATTCCTAGAGTGTTTAACTTGGTGCTACTAGAACCCGGTAAAAGTTTTGTCCGTGTAATTCAAAGCATTGGACGAGGTGTGCGTAAAGCGCACGATAAAGATTTTGTGAACATATATGATGTCACCAGTAGTTGTAAATTTTCCAAACGTCACTTGGCCAAAAGAAAAACCTACTACAGTGAAAGTCAATATCCTTACTCACAAGACAAAGTAGAATGGAAATAATATGAGAATACTGACCCTTAACAACCTGCCATTTCACATGGCCAACATACCCGACGAAGTTGATGATTTGAGATTTTGTGTGCTGGACAACAGCAACCCCAAAGACCCAGATCACTACTTTATTCCTTTAATTTTTATGGAGAGCTTTAACAGCCCGGCACTGGTGCTGCGAATCAATGGGAATGAAATCTCTGTACCGGTGGATTGGCAAATACTAATTGGTGAAGCAGAATTTGGCGACCTTGAGGTTATTCCTGTAACATCACTAAATGATCGAGGCTTTAGTGCTTTTGTGTTCAATGCGCTGACCAGCTTTAGGCCTGAATTTAAATTGATTGACGTGGTAGACATTTATCAAGACATCAAATGGTACGCGCCCAAACTCAAGCCTGGGCAAATGCTAAGTGTACCACTGAACGACGAACCTGATCCACCTTGTGTGTATTTGGTAAAAGAACTCAGCAGGCAAAGTGAAGTTGTAGACTTTGGGAAAATTTGGTAATGGCACGAGCAACCCCTAAATTAGAATTAAATCGTGTCTTGGCTGCACTAGATGCTAAAGATCGAGATTTTTATGATAATTTAACCGAGGACGAACGCAAAGGCCTAAGCCCGTTTCTCATGCTACGTTATGCTAGTGTAGTAGATCACTCAATGCCCGAAGTGGCAGAATACGTACTTGAAGCCACAAATAGGCGAGTGAATCCACATTTCCTTGACCTAAAGGATCATCCCAAGCTACAATGGCTGTTGTTGACCACTACCAGCATGGGCATGGGCACTATGCGACATTCATGGATCAAGCCACTAGGCGGTAAAAAGTCCAGCAATGATCGTTTGCGTAATTTTTTAGCAGAACAATTTCCATCAGCCAACAGTGCAGAATTAGACATACTACTTGCTACTAATTCTCAAGAGGATATATTAGAATATGCCGCCAGCCTTGGCTATCAAGAAAAAGAAATCAGTAAACTTGGTTAACTGTAAATTTTGCAATAAGAGTTTTACTCGCGAGTCAACACTAAGTGTTCACTTATGTGAACCAGCCCGGCGTCACCGGCAACGTAATGAAACTGGTGTACAATTTGGATACAGAACTTGGACTAAATTTTTAGAGATCAATACCAACAAGCGTGACCTAACTTATGAGGAGTTTGTTGCTAGTCCATTTTATACAGCGTTTGTGAAATTTGGGCAGTACTTGGTACAGATACGTTGTGTCAACACTGAATCATTTACTGAATACATTTTGCAGTCCAAAGTCAAAATAGACAATTGGACTCGTGACGAGCACTATGCAGCTTGGTTAGTTAACTATATCAAACGTGAACCGGCAGATCGTGCAGTTGAACGCAGTGTAGAAACTATGACACGTTGGGCAGCAGAAACCGGTAAAGAATTTAATGGTTATTTTGCACAGGCCAGCTCTAACTTGATAGTTAGAGACGTAGTCAATGGACGCATGAGTCCTTGGGTAATATATCAAAGCCATGGTGGTAAAGAGTTTTTGTCTGGAGTTAACGAAGAACAAATGCTGGCGCTAATACCTTTTATTGACCCTGGTTGGTGGACCAGTAGATTCAGCAACCTAGCTGAAGATGTAGATTTTGTAAAAATGATTTGTGATAATGGCAGCATCTAATGGATATTGATTTAGACTTTGGAGATCGAGAGTTGGTACTAAGCAAGATTAAACATGTACCTGCTGCCATGCTCAAAGACAATCGATTGGTTCGACATGTTAGCGGAGTATATGTTAACGATATTCCCCGCAACAGCGTCAGTGGTACTGCTGCAATAGAATATCAATTAGCTGAACAATTAGGCTATGTTAAACTGGACTTTTTAAATGTTAACCTATACAAGCAGATACAAAGTCCACAGCAGTTGACTGAATTAATGGACAGGAATCCCCCGTGGCATCGATTACGGGATCCTGAATTTTTCAGTCAACTAATACACATTGGACGACACTACAGTACCATGCGACAAATGCCCGAACCTATTGATACTATTGAACGCATGGCCATGTTTTTGGCTGTGATTAGGCCTTCAAAACGGCACTTGATAGGGCAACGCTGGTCTCGGGTCGCACAAACAGTATGGAACATTGACCAAGATGGTGCATACGGATTTAAAAAAGCTCATGCAATTTCCTACAGCCACTTGGTAGCAGTTAACATGAATTTGCTAGACCTTGCGGACTAGTATTACACTGCGTCGTTTGCTTTTTTGCGATGCTGATTCTTTAAGACTCACATAAGGGCCCTGCACTATCTCAACATTTTTACTGTTGAGAGTTTTTAGTGTAGATTTAAATACAGCCCAGTCAGTCTTTAAAAACAAATTGATGGGAATTTGACGGTTACTGCTCCACCACCATGTTTCGCCTAGTTCTAAAAATGTCAGTCTTTGATCTGCTGCTACTGATTCAAAGTCGTAAAATGAAACTACACTGTCGTCGAGGTTTTGAATGATGCCTAGATAATCTCTGTTAACATAAGTTAATAAAGTCAAAAACGGGCATTGGTCCAAGAGGTTTTTTCTTTCTTCGGGTGCCATAAATATGTAATAACGGAAATCCTATGCAAACACTTGCTTGCTATTTATATCCAATATTACTGGAGTGTCAAGTAATAGTTAATGAATCAACAACAACCAGGTACCCTATTGTGTATGCTAATAGAATAAAACTCTACAAATATGCCAACAACCAAATCAAGTTGTTGTTTAAGAATAACGATCAAAAAAGTGTCAATTTTGCTGGGTACACAGTGCAATTCAACATATTCAAAAATCGCGACAGTGCTGCAAAATCTGTTGCTTACACTATTCCTGTACCGTCAGGATTGACTCCTGCTCCAGTTTACAATACTGTACTCAGCATAAACAACATACTAGATGATCTAGAACCGGGGCTGTACAACTATTCCATTAATGCCACTAATGGGGCAAACGGTGACGTTGTAATCTATAGCGATGATAATTATTCTGTTGTTGGCGAGTTGGAAATAGCAGTTAGACAACAAATTACAGTACAGTCAACAGTGCTCGCACCGGTGTTAGGCGTATCCAATGCCGCTGCTGTCAACAGCACACTACACACCTTTCAATTCAATTACAGCAACTTTACTGGTACTGTGACTTTTCAAGCCAGTTTGGATATTCAACCTGGCAGTTGGTTCACTTTTGCCACTGTGACTCCCGTTGCTGCCAACACCAACATACTGTACAACTACACCGGGTCTTATATTTGGGTGCGTGTTCTAGTTACTACAGTGTCAGGAACTATAAGCAAGATACTCTACTTGAGTTGATTTTTCTCTATTTTTGCTGTATAATTGCTGGATGCAAAGTATCGAGCAGATTGTTAGATCCCACCTACCTCGAACTAAAACATCAGGCGAGTGGACCAGTCATGACGCTGTGTGCTGTGCACACCGTGGGGAAAGCCCAGATCGTCGAGGTCGTGGGGGAATAAAGTTCAACTCTGATGGTAGTTTTGGCATCCACTGTTTTAACTGTGGGTTCAGCACTGGGTGGAGGCCTGGACAGCTATTGGGATTCAAACTTAAAAAGTGGCTGTCGTGGCTAGGTGTTGATGCTACAGTAATAGCAGCACTTAATTTATGGTGCTTGGATCAACGCAACGATGCAGTAATACAAGAGGAACTGGAACGGCGCAGTGTTGACTTAAAACGCTATGCATTACCACCTAACGCAGTGCCATTGGATCAGTGTGAAGATGCGCGAATAGCGCAGTATCTCACAGATCGTGGGATTGACATTGAGCGTTATCCCTTTTATTACAGCAGTGAACGTACAGCCGATCTCAGTAATCGTGTGATCGTACCGTTTTATTATCAACGACAGTTGGTAGGCTATACTGCTAGATCCATTATGCCCACACAGCGAGTCAAGTATTACATGCAGGCTGATGCCGGCAACTTGGTGTTTAATTTAGATCGTCAAAACTATGAACGCCGTGTAGTTGTTGTGTGTGAAGGCCCATTTGACGCACTAAGCATAGATGGTGTAGCCGTCATGCACAACGAGATAAGTAGTACACAAGCCCAATTGATACACGACCTACATAAACAAACCATAATAGTACCTGATGGTGATGCAGCAGGCTTTAAGCTAATTCAATCAGCGTTGGAATATGAATTCTCTGTGAGTTTCCCCAACTACTTGGAAACCTGCAAGGACATTAACGAAGCCGCTGTACGCTTTGGTGCAGTTTATGTAGTAAAAGACATACTGGCCAATACCGAAACCAATCCCACGCGAATTCGTTTGCGTGCCAAAAAATTTCAATCGCAATTTAAATGACAGAATTCAATACCGAAGTCCAGAGATTATTTTTAGAGTTCATGCTAAGTAATCCTGAGAACTATGTGCGTATTCAAAACATCTACAATCCTGAAAACTTTGATCGCAGTTTAAGATCGGCTGCCAAGTTTATCAAGGACCACAGTGACCAATACAGCGCACTACCTGACAACAGGCAGATCTTTGCTGTAACCAATGTAAAGCTAGAACCTGTAGCTGACATTAGGGAAGAACATGATCAATGGTTCTTAGACGAGTTTGAAAAGTTCACCAAGCAAAAAGAACTGGAGCGGGCAATTCTTTCTGCAGCCGACATGATTGAAAAGGGCGAGTTTGAACCAGTAGAACGATTAATCAAAGAAGCAGTACAGATCAGCCTCAACAAAGACATGGGCACTGACTACTTTGCTGATCCCAAACAACGGTTAATGGCACTAAAACAAAACAATGGACAGATCAGCACAGGTTGGGCCACGCTGGATCAAATACTGTATGGCGGAATGAAAAAGGGCGAGCTGAATATTTTCAGTGGTGGATCGGGATCGGGCAAGAGTTTGATCATGCTGAACTTGGCCATTAACTGGGTACAGGCTGGATTGAGTGGAATTTATCTAACACTGGAGCTAAGTGAAAACCTCTGCTGTCAACGAGCTGACAGCATGATTACAGGTGTAGCCAACAAAAACATTTTCCGCGAACTGGACGACGTTGAACTAAAGGTTAAACTGGCTGGTAAAAAGGCCGGAGACTTTAGAGTCAAGTATTTTCCAGCGCAGAGTACAGTCAACACATTTAAAAGTTATGTACGTGAACTGGGCATACAGATAGGATTCAAGCCCGACTTTGTCATCGTTGACTACTTGGATTTGATGATGCCAGCTGGTGTTAAAGTAGATCCAACCAATACGTTTATCAAAGACAAATACGTTAGTGAAGAACTGCGTAACATGGCCGAAGAACTGCGTACTGTGGTAGTAACTGGATCGCAATTGAATCGTGGTGCAATTGACGAAATGGAATTTAACCACAGTCATATTAGTGGAGGTATTAGTAAGATCTTTACAGCAGACAATGTGTTTGGTATCTTTACCAGTCGCAGTATGCGTGAGAAAGGTCGTTATCAAATACAAGCAATGAAAACTCGCAGCAGCAGTGGTGTTGGGCAAAAGATTGATCTTGGATATGATATTGAAACACTACGCATCTTTAATCTCAGTGAAAATGAACTAGCACAACTCAGTCGTGAAAGCCCGGCTGATAGTGTACTTAAAAATCTCAAACCCACTTCAACAATTAAACCTGGGGAAGCAGTTAAGAGACCTGTTACTGCAGAAACTCCCAGAGTCAAAGCAGAAGCCAGTTCGGCGCAGGTTCATGAAATGCTAGCTAAATTAAAATCTGAGAGCCGATAAATAAAAATATAATCTTTTAGGGTGATTATCTTGGTTTCTAGATCCATTTTAGACGAACTTGACGCAGTTTTAGCCGCTAGAAAGGCTACTGACCGCGAGTCAATCATTGAGTCACGGGCTAATAATATTATTACCAGTGCTATCAACCTACTGGAGATGATTCACAAGAGTTATCCAGTGGAAGTGGCTGAAGATTTAGAAAAGCGTTTCTTAAACAGCATACGCGGTCGTAATGCTACAAAAATGAGTAACAGTCTTAAAAAAATAAAAAAGCAAAATCATGAAAGTAAATGAAATTATTAACGAAGGCCCTAGATGGGATGCATTTAAAAGTGGAGTGTCTAAGGTTGGCACTGGTATTGGTAAAATGGCAGGTTCGGTAGCAGGTGCTGGACGAGCCGCAGTCGCAGCTTACGATCAAGGTGTTGACGCTGTTGCTAAAGGCTACCAAGCAGCAGCAACTAGTATAGGTGGCGGAAATCAAATTCCCAACACCCTGGATGCAAAATCCAATCTGGCTAGGTATCGTGCTGAATGGGAAAAATTTGCAAATGATTATCAACAAGGCGGCGAGGACCTTTCAGATCCCGTTAAATTTAAAACAGTATTGGATCAATTCATACGCAACAAGTATGGTGTAGATACTAGTAAATACTCCGCTATTCAATTAGCGGCAGTTAGCTCAAAATCTGCTGCAAATTATATCTATGCTGTAAACAGTCGAGCTAGGGCTGATAATGTAGTTAATCAGCCTGCTCCATCACAGTTACCGACTGGAGTCGCCTTCCCTACAGCTAACACTTCAGTAACTGACAACAACGGGCATTCTTATACATATACAATACCTACTGGTAGTACCGGCCCAGGTCAATGGAGTTATAACGGTACTGCAATAACCCAGGACAAAGACATACAAACATTGAATCAACTTTATCGGTTAAACAGATCAGCGTCGGCTGCTCCAACTACTACTCCTGCACCTAGCTCAATTATTATACCATGAAACTATACGAAATCTCTAAAAAACCCATCCCGCAGTGGATGATTGTGGAAGGTGCTGGCGGCGCTGAATTTGGACTACCTTATGTTGAAGACTTGTTGTTCAGTAAAAAGTACATGGGTGCACTAGAAGCACTGGACTTTATTGACAGTGTTAGAAAAATGTTAGCTGCTGGTAGTGGACAAATTGAAAATGTGTCGGAAAAGTGGGACGGTAGCCCAGCTATTGTATGTGGCACTGACCCCGAAGACGGCAAGTTCTTTGTTGCTATTGCTCGCAGTATCAGTGGACGTGTACCTAAAATTGTCAAACGTGAAAGCGACATACAAAACTGGTATGGAGACAGACCTGAATTGGCTGATAAATTGCGTGTGGCACTAAAACACTTGCCTAGCATTGGCATTCAAGGTGTTATCAAAGGTGACCTCATGTTCACTGACAGCATGTTGGCCACTGAAGTTATTGACGGTCGAGAGTATATTACTTTTACTCCCAACACCATTACCTATGCTGTACCAGTAGGCTCAGCACTGTATAATAAAATTATTGCGGCTGAAATTGGCATGGCATTTCATACCCGCTATGAAGGTGAGACTGTACCTACCATGAGCCCAGTTGCAGGTAATGCTATTGCTGGCCTAACACACACAGCTAAAGTATGGTTTGATGACGACAGTTACAGAGACTATACTGGTATTGCTTCACTAACACCTGAGGAAAACCAACGCATTGAAAGTATGTTGGAAGCCGCTGTCAAAACACTGACCAAACTTGGTCCAGTCAAAGTAGACGAAGTGTTGTCCAATAAAGAATTTGCCAAGCATATCAAAGACTACATTAATCGCAGTATTGATTCAGGTGAGCATATTACTAACCCAACCAATTTCCTACAAGGTTTTGTTACTTTTTACAAGGGCAGGCAAGAGGAAGACATCGCTGGAATGAGGTCTGGACCAACCAGTGCAGCAGCAACACGACGTCGTGAACAAATGGCTGCTACTGAGCAATTTGTGGCTGACAACATGAATACTTTCTTAGGTATACTGGCTGTATACAAACGACTAGTAGAGCTGAAAATGGCCATATTGGCCAAACTCAACACCATTGACCACATTGGACACTTTGTTAGGACTGACGACGGATACCGTGTTACAGCACCCGAAGGCTTTGTGGTTGTTGGACACGACTTTAATCGTGTTAAACTGATCGACAGACTAGAATTTAGTCGACTAAATCGAGCAAGGGCAAGATGAAATTGGAATTAATTACGGAACTAATTGAAAGCCGGATGTTTCGCAATGAAACCTCAATATCCAAACTCAAACCGCAACAAGTTTCCGAATACTTTTATGTTGGTATGCTGTATCTAAATGCACTGCGTCATGCAAACGAATCGGCCGCGGGCAGTTACGCACAGTCTACTTTGCGTTACAGTGAATTTGACGGTGTTAAAGGGTCAGCAACAGATTTGTATAATCTAGCATCGGGCGCACTACAGGATCGCCAATTTCCTGAATTGGCGTTCAAGCGTTGGTTACGTGACATTGTGGCAGATCGTAGAGACAGTAGACAAGACTATCAACTGTTTACAGAATTTGAAAATGTGTTAAAAATTGACTCATCAGCACTGCGTGGTCTACGTCGTATTAGTTTGTATTACCAAGACTACAGCGCAGGGGCACAGAAAAACTTTTGGACTACTGTAACCCAGTACATGAGGTCGCATATGCAAACCGTGGATTTGCTTGCTCTAAAACCAAAAAATTAGCATTTGGTATAAATACTAACAGTGCTCAAGCACATATTTAAAAAGGAAAAACATCATGGCATTACTCAGTCGTTTCAATGGCGCAGCAGCAGCTGGCGCATTTTATGGTTACAGCCCACTAGTTATCAAACTCGCTTGTACAGCTGGTTTCACAGCCAACAGTGGCGGTGCTGGTTCAGCAATCACTGAAGGTGGTTACGAGAAAGTTGTCCGTGCGATTCAGCAACTTGGTTCAATCATTTGGCTAAGTGGACAGAACGATGACGCTCTAACAGTTATCGTTGATGGCCCAACATTCAATGCTGGTGCTGGTGCTACAACATCTGGCGCATACGGTGCATTGAAGGATGCAGTTCTTGCTAACCGTGCTGGTAGCGGTTCACTAACAGTTACAACTTCTAGCACACTAGCTGGTGCTGGTACTTTCACAGGTCTATAATAAGACCTTAATAGTTTCGGGATGGGAAGGGGTGGACTTGTTCCACCCTTTTTCTTTGACCAAATTTCTTAAACATAGCATATTTTGGTTAAATAAGCTATGTTCTATTATCAAGTGTTTACGCTATTCGACATTACCCCAACTGGGGTAATACGGCATCCCAAGACAACCGACGCCAATTATCAATCACAGTTACTAAAACGTAATCAACAGCGGAATTGGGAGACCTTGCAACAGGTCTTGGCCATGCGAGCACAGATTTTTATAGAACAACCGCCGCAAATGCTAAAAACCTGCAAGCAGTTTCCGCGTAAGATTTTTAAAAACACACAGGCTTGGAGTTTTCAATTTGGGGTAGAACAAATTGAAATATACGGCGACAATTTGCAACTGCTGTTTGATGACTGTCATGGGATTCCTATGATACTGGATCTAACCGAACGTGCCGCAATTGCTGAACCAGTAATTGACTGTTGGAGCAGCTACAAAAATATACACATAGAATCTGTGGAATCCACTCAATAAATACTACTGTTTGCATTATGATATTAAGGGATTACCATGTCTAGCACCGATATTGAAAAGAAAAACCTTGAAGCGCACGTTGAACTGTGTGCCGAACGGTATAAAAGTCTGGAGGACAAATTGGATAATCTAGATCAACGGGTTTCTGCGATTGAAAAGAAAATTGATCACAAAATGCAGGCAATTGAATCCAAAGTCGAAGATAAGTTTAGTGAAATCAAACGTGCTATCATTGAGCTACAAGAAAAACGCAATACACAACTCATTGGATGGGGTGTTTCTATTATTGGGGCACTAATCTCCATTCTCCTCACACTGCTGTGGAAGTTTGTTATACATTGATAATCTAGTCAACCGCCCAAAATGGTGTAAATAACTGCATATTTTGGGTGTGTAATGTATCAAATTTTACAAGATCGAATAAGTCAATTTTTACAAAAAGAGTTGTTGAATTATCAACTCAATGGACTGATTATTAAACGACTTGACAAAGAAGTTTATAAAATTTCAAATTATCAGGTACGCACAGATTCTTCTACAGTAGAAGATTCTACTGGACAACTTTATCAATTTTTAAATCCTACAACAGCGGTAGTCTATTGCTGTTTGATGACTATAAATCACATCAATGATGCTGTTGTTATACACAATCTCAACGGTGAGTTGTTGAGACTATATGAAAAAATTTTTCGTTTAAAGCGACGTATCAAACAAGTATCCGATAACTTTGTTAGAGATGTATCTGTTTCTAGATTAATCGAATATGAAAATCAATTTGCAGGCAAACTTGAACAGTTGAAGAAAAATATTGATCGAGCTAAATATATTATAAAACCAGGACAGACAAATGGAAGTTAAAGACATGTTCAATCGACCCAAGTTTAACAAGTTGAATAGACTACTTGAAAATCGTTAC